ATGGAAAATCAAATCGTTGTACAAGAAAAACGCGGAGTTGTAAGTCTACGCAACGCTTCTCGTTATGGTTTGGGGGCTGTTTTATCAGCGGGTATTTTAAGCAGTGCAAGTGCAGCAACTTTAGTTGATGAACAAGCTGCTCAGTTTAAAACTGATGGTACTGCAATGGTTACAGCGATCGGTGTTGCAATGATTTCTGTTGCTGTTGTTGCTGTACTCATTAAATGGGCAAAAGCTACATTCTTTAGCTAATGGCTCAGGGGGTAGAAATACCCCCATCTTATAAGAATTAAATATTTAGAAAGTTGGGGGCTTATATGAAGTTTTTTAAATATTTAGTTTTTATTTTTTCTCTTTTATTTTCAATTAATTCATTTGCTTATAATCCACAATTACAATATTTATGGAAATCCAGTGCTTCAAGTAAACTTTACGAAGCTATCGAGCCTTCCTGTGATTATTTAAAACAGGTTAATAATGGTGCTGGTATTCCGGGCTATTCATATTCCCATTATCAACTCAATGCATCTGGAACACGTGCTGATTGTTACTACAATAGCTCTAATTGGTCTTATTCTTTGCAAGTACCTAACCCTGATTATGATCCTAAGTCTTTACAGTGTCCTGATCCGGGTTATCCAATGTATGTTTATTTTGATGCAGGCGGTAAAATTCCCCAACAACGTTGCCAACCTTTAGGCGATAAGTTTTGTGTCTTTAAAGCAAAACCTGATTCTATTGTTTTGAATCATGCTAACAATCGTCAAAGTACAGTGTTATATAACGTTTCTAAAACACCTGTATCTTCTTGTACTCCACTTGATGCAGGCCAGTGCGATAAAAATGATCCTTATGGTGATTGCTATCAACCGCCTAACGATGGTTGTACTCGTCTAGCTGACGGCTCTATTACTTGTCCTGATGGTGCAGCTCCACCAAGTCCTACGGGTACTTGTGGTGGTGCTACTTACTGTAATAGACCACCTACAGGTTGTGGCACTGGTTACGTTTCTGGCTCATTCAATGGCCAAGCGTTGTGTGTTAAATCTTCTAATACGGGTACTGGTTCAGGTACTGGTACTGGCACTGGTGATGGTGGGGGTTCTGGCACTGGTACTGGTGATGGTGGTTCAGGTACAGGTGATGGTGGGGGTTCTGGTTCAGGTACACCAATTGATACTGGTACTGGTAGTACTAATATTAATAACTCTGGTTCTGGTTCAGGTTCTTCTACAGGTGGTTCTGGTGGTGGAACTACTTCAACAAGCTTTACTATTGATTTATCACCTGTTGTTAGGGCTATTTCTGCTTTATCCGATAAATTGACTTGGGTTAAGTCTGAATTGGTTAATGCTGTTTCTCGTGTTGAAGATAAACTTACCCAGACTAATAGCAAGTTAGATACAACTAATTCTAAACTTGATTCTGTTAAGTCTTCAGTTGATCAAACAACTGCTGCTGTTAATGCTAACGCTACTACTGTAAAAACGGCTGTAGAAGCGAATACGGCTGCTACAAACAATGTTAAATCGGCTGTCGATGCTAATACCAACTCTACAGCTAATAAACTTAATGAAGTGGTTAATGCTATCAATAATAAGCCTATTGGCGGTGGTGGTGGCGGAACTACTGATGTTAAGCCTGTTGTTGATGCTATTGAGAAACAGACTACTGATTTTAAAGATATGATGAAGACTGATTCATCAGACTTTGATACATCACAGTATGAGAAAATTGGAGATGCTTCAGACGACCCTCGCTATTTAAATGCCCAGTCAGAAGCTACCAATGCACTTCAGAATTTATCTAATAAATTAACTTTTTCTAATACTGCTTGCGTACAGGACTTTACAGTTGATTTTCCTTATTTTGGTTCTTTTGTAGTTCCAATTTCTCGTTGGTGTGAACTCTTAGCACTAATAAAAATATTGATACATCTCAGTACATTAATTCTTGCTTTTAGAATGCTTGATTCAACAGTGAGGGCTATCTAATGCCGTTGTTTATTGGGGCTATTGTTGCTGCATTATTGAAGGTTTTATTTAGATATGCGGTTTTTAAAATATTTGCCAAATTAATTTTGGGGACTGCTACAGCTGGAATTATTTACTTATTTTTAACCAGTACCATCAAACCTTTTATTGATGAAATGCAACAAAAGATTGTTGATAAGGCTGCTGAACTCTCAACCATTGGTGGTACTGCTGCTGAGGTCATTCAATACTTTGATTTCATTCAATGTGTAAACATTATTCTATCTGCTTCGGCTGCTTGTTTTAGTTTAAAACTAATGTCAGTAGCCATTCGTGCCTTTGGCATTAATACAGGGGGTTAATTCATGGCTATTAAACTAATTACAGCACAGCCTGGCTCTTATAAGACTGCAATGATGATGGAAATTGCTAGCAAAATGGCTAGTGAAAACCGTCCAATTTACTTATGTAATATTCGTGGTTTAAAACCTGAAATACCTTTCCCATATCAAGTTCTAGATCATTTTAAAGACTGGATTGATACACCAGAAACATCAGTTATTTTTATTGATGAGGTTCAGGAATTTACACGAGACGTACCAACTAACTGTAAAACTGAGGATTTACCTAGATGGTTAACGTTATTAGAAAAACATCGTCATGAGGGTAAGGATATTTTTATTGTTACTCAGCATCCAATGTTTATACATACTCATGTAAGACGTTTAACATCTGAGCATATTCATCTTGTTAGAAATGGGAATGTTCCTTTTGCTGCTAAGCGTACTTGGGGGTTTGTTGAGTCAGATCCAGACGACTTTCAAAAGGCTACTGTTAAAAATGGTTGTACTACCTCTATCTATAGACCTAATAAAGAGGTCTTTAACTGGTATGAATCTACGGTATTAGATACCCACAAATTTAAAATTCCTACCAAGTTATTTAAGATGGTTGGTCTTTTAGCTGCTCTTGTTGGTTTCTCTGTTTATATTGGTTATCCAGTTTTTAATAAATATTTTGGTTCTAAAGAACAAGAAGTCTCTGCTACAGACACTTCACCACAGCCAAATAATTCAAATATGACCTTAGCTGAAAAGGCTAAGCTTGATGCAGCTATGGCTGGTCTTACTCCAGAGCAATATGCCGATCTAATGAATCCTGAAAAACGTAACGCTGAATTGCAGGCTAAAAATGACGTTAGAATGGAGACCATAGCAATCAAATATAATCCTAATCGCCCTTATGAGGTTGATACTTCTCAAATCCAATATGAAGTGACTGCAAAACCAGTGTTTTCAGGCTGCATGAAGGTGAAAGGTAAATATGTGGCTTATACCCAACAGGGCACTATTTTGCATGATGTGAGTCAATCTGATTGCCGTAAATTGATGGAAGATGGCGATAGACCATTTAATTATTTTCAGGTTCAGAATAACAGACCTGCTCAGGTAAATAATGCATTACCTCAAGTGCAGATGCAGCCTAATTATTCTTCTTATCAGGCTAATAATTATGTGCAGCCTAACCTACAGCGTAGTTCTGTAGACGGTGCAAACTCTCAAAGTTCTTTTTCTTTCTGATTACCTATAACCGTCTATATGTTCTACCGTAGCAGTAACCAAAAAAAACCGTTCAGGGGAATTGTGACCGATCCAACTCGGTCACAAGGCGTAGTCTACGGTTTTTTACGCGACCAAACTTCGAGTTACACGCAATGCTCATACTGTGGGCGTACTCTACAATTTGTTCAGTTGATGAAACATCTAAGAGTATGGCATTCTTACGGAACCAAAGATTTTATAATTGATTTCTGATTGGCATTTTATTACATTTTTCTTTAAGCCGGCGAGCTTGCCCTGGTATTAAAAAAATGAATTAAATCAATGCTTGGTCTTTTTAGGGGATTGGCAAAATATGACAAATGATGATATCGCTTTAATACTTTTTTTGATTTTCCTTTGCTTGGCAGCCCTCTATCATACTTTTAAAGCTATTAAGGAATCTTGATGCTGAGAGTTCGCATAATACGGCATTATGTTACTTGCCATGTTCGTTGACTAAAGACCCCGCGCTAGCGGGGTTTTTTGTCAATGATGCGACCATATTTACGCACTCGCATGGCATTTAACATCAGTGCTCATTATGCGAATTGGAAGGATAGGAAAGGGCGGGCAGCGACTCGTCGCGCCTGACCTTTCTGGGAGATTTTGAGAGAGGGCACACTGCTATCTAATAGTGTGCCTGACTGTCCAAAGTTTTTTGTCATTTCTGCTGTGAGCTATATATAACGGAGCTTTCAGAGGAAATGAGAAATTTTATCATTTAGGCGATTTATTGATCATATTTTGATCTTTTTGCCTATTATTTCTTCTATATTGTATTGGCCTTCTGGAGGAATATATCCTTCTGGTACTTGATTATTTAAATCAAATACAAGTTCTACATATTCTACTTTCTGGCTCTTTCTTTTAAATCTTTCTTTCTCATGTTCTTCTCTTATATATTTCTCTGTTATTCCACACTTTTTTAGTTCATTCATATATTTTTTAAATGTTTTTTCATCATGATCTTTTTTTATTTTTTCTATTCCAATCATGACAAGTACGCATAAAAAACTTGTTAGATTTCTTGTCTTTACTTTTGATAGTCTGCCAGTAGGAGTGGTTTTATTAAATACTTTTCCTATTTTTTCTTCTATTTCTAGAATATCCATTTTCATTTCCTATTTTTGCTTTCGGCAATCATCATTCGAACCATATATAAGATTCTTTTTTTATCTTCTTTTTCTATATTTTTTAGGTCGTTAAGAATGATAGCGATTTCTTCATCTGTGCTTCCTTCTTCGCCAAATGCAAGATTATCGATACTCATACCTAAAGCTATGCTTAATCTCTTTAAGTGCTGCAATGTAGGGTTTGGGTCTTCGGCGGTCATGTTTCTTTTTAGGGTCTTGTAATTTACTCCAGCGATATTTGCTAGTTCAGGAATGCTGATATTCAGTTCCTTACATTTTTTTTCTATACGTTCGCCTATACTGTTCATTTCATGACCTTTTTCACTTTCGTCAATTTTATAACAATTATTTCTCATATATTAGATTTCCTTTGTTTACAGTTCTCATATATTAGATTAATATCTATTTAAAGAGATTTTAATTCTATTAAATGCGATAATTATTGGGGAATTTTATGAGCATACAACAAGTATTAGAAGTTCATATATCTGGGTAATTGCTATGCTTGATTTTCTGAGGTTAGCGATTCCAATCATACCTACGCATGTTCGTAGCTTAGAGAATAATCACTGGTTTACTGGTGATATTCGTGATTATTGTATTCCTGCTGCAACTCGTCATGTCGGTAAGCTTGATGATGGAACGACAACAACAGGGGAGCTTTATCATCCTTTTGAGTCGTTACCTAGTGACTATACCGATATGGCTATGAAGTTTTACACGCATACAATCAATAGAACGCCTTACGTTGAGATTAAGGCGTCTCCGTTGAAGTTGTTACAAGGTCACAATGTGTATGGTTTTGAGTCTATCGAATTAGGCTCCGATCATATGCTTGGCATGTTACTCGAAGCCTTTCCCCAGTTAGCCCCAATCTTAGATTTGGCAAATACTGAGGTTTTACATCTAGATACGACATATTTATTTAGATTGCCACATCAGAATATGGTTCAACCAACGCTGGATTACATGGCTAACTTGGCTTCGGGTCACCGTAAAGCAAGACAGATTAAGTACGAGAATTACATCACTTGGGGTAATGATGGTGCATCTATTCGAACTAAGGCTTATGGCAAATTTGAAGAAGTAAAAAGCCAATTACATAAGCTACAGAAGCAAGCAGACAAGGGCTGTATGCGCTCTAAATCACTTGTTATTGCTATGAATGATGCTTTGCCATTTGCTAATGCAGTTTTGCGTTTAGAAGCTCGTATTTGTAAGACATATTTAACCAAGAATGGTTATCCATCTAATTTATTTCAGCTAATTAAGCTGCAACATGAACAGCCAGAATTATTGCTACGCCTCTGGCACGTAGCGTTTGACCGTAAGCGTCCGCTGAATCCCATACCTATTTTTTAATTCGATTTAGGTTTCCAGCAGTGCGGCAGTAACTCTTCAATCTGGGTCACTTTATGTGTCGGTAACCTTTTCAGCACATCACTTAAATAGGCATACGGATCCAGCCCATTCAGCTTTGCTGACTGGATTAAAGTCATGATGTTTGCCGCTCGCTGACCACTGCGCAGCGAACCTGCAAACAGCCAGTTCTTGCGCCCCAACGCCCAGGGACGCATCTGATTCTCTACCCAATTGTTGCATATCGGTAGATTGCCATCATCCAGATAGCGGCTTAAGGCTGGCCAACGCTTCAGAGTGTAATTGATGGCCTTGGCGGTGGGAGAACTCGATGGCACTGTCAGATGATGTTGGTTGAGCCATTCATATAGTTGTTGCATCACTGGTTGACTATGCTGTTGTCGGTATTCGCGGCGGTCTTCCGCTGTACCATCGGTCTTTTTCCTGAGTTCTGCTTCTATCGCATACAGTTTCTGAATCAGCACCAATGCCTGTTCAGCGACCTGACTTTTCCCGGTCACATGCAGTTCATGGAATTTACGACGTGCATGGGCCATGCAGCCGACCTCTATGACCTGGCCTGATTTAAAGCGTGCTTTATAACCACTGTAATCATCACAGACTAGATTGCCCTGCCAGCCTTTCAAGAACTCTGCAGCATGCTGGCCTGAACGACTATCCTGAAAGTCATAGATCACCGCCTGAACTGGATTGTACTGTGTGGTGGCATAGGCCCAGACATAACCTTTCTTCGGTTTTTTCTCATTCTCACCCATCCGCATGATGGTGACCGGTGTTTCATCTGCATGCAGCACCCGCTGTTGCAGCACCACCTCTTTTAAGGCATTGGCCAGAGGTTCCAGTTCTACACCGCAGCGACCTATCCAGTCAGATAAAGTTGATCTAGAAAGTTCGATTCCCGCCCGCTGATAGATCAGACGTTGACGGTACAGCGGCAAATGATCGGCATACTTCGATACCAGCACATGGCTGAGCAATTCAGGTGAAGCAATGCCTTTATCAATCACATAGGCGGGCATCGCTTGCTGAGTCAGAGTGTCACACTGATCACAGACCCATTTACCACGCACATGCTGTTCCTTATAGAACTGTGCCGGTCTGAAATGCAGTTTCTCACTGACATCTTCGCCGATACGACGGAGTTGGCATCCACAAGTGCATTGGGTTGATGCAGGTTCATGCTCAATACGGATGGTGTGTAGATGATCTGGCAGTGGTCGACGTTTAGGTTTATTGGTTTTGGCTTTCTGTGTCGCTGCATCGGTTTTATCTGCATTTAATCGTTCTAATTCCAGATCAACAGCAGCAATATCTTCTTCAACCGCTTCATCCCATAGGTGGATTTGTTTTGCCGTTAAGTGTTCATTCTTTTGGGCGAATTTGTGCTTTTTAAACAGCGCCAGTTCATGCTCGTATTTTTGATTGAGAATAGAAAGATGTTGAACTTT